ATGAAACTAAGACCACAAACAGAAGAAAAAAGTAAAGGCGGAATGAAAGAAAGAAGACAGATTTGTCTTAAAAATATTATTAATATTCCAACAGTAAATATTAAAGGAAAGAAATATTCTACAGTAAACGAAAGACTTAAACATTTATTAGAGTATTTTCCAGAAGCTAGATTAAATGAAGAAGTTTTATTCCATGATGCAGATAGAGTTATAATGAAGACTGAACTTTATATCTCTGATACTATTTATGCAGTAGGTCATGCAGAGGAGTTTAGGAACAGTTCATTTATAAATAAAACAAGTGCATTGGAGAACTGTAGTTCTTCGGCTCTTGGAAGATGTTTAGCTGCCTTTGGTCTATCAGGATCTGAGTATGCTAGTGCAGAAGAATTAGTAAACGCTTTGAATAACCAAAGTACAAACACTCAAAGCACAACTAAAAAAGTTTCAATTGAGGATGAGATTAAAAAGCAAACAACCGAAACCAAGTTGACAGCTTTATATTCTAATTGGAAAAAGAATAACAATTCAGACGATAAAATTGAAAAGTTATTTGAACAACAACAACAAAGCATTAAAACCAATGGAGGACAAAATGCAAAACAATGGTAGTGGTAAGCAGAAGGATTTCGTTTTATTTCCTTATGATGCCAACAATGAAAAAGCCATCAAAATTGATTTCTCAGGAAATGTAACTTTGGATAATGGTAATAAAGGAACGATACTTGGAACTAAAGCAGCATCTAAGGATGGTAAAACTAAATTTGTTAGAGTCTTTGCTCAAATAGGAGTTCTATTTAAAGGTGATGACAAGTTTACCGGTGAAATGAATTATCCAGATGCCGGTGGTCAAAAAGGTTTAATTGGTTGGTTAAACGATGAAGGTACTATCTTGTCAGGCTACAAGAATGAGTACAAACCAAAACAAGCTAAAACACAAAGTAAAGAAATACCCTTTTAATTAGTGAAGGTTATTTATTTAGTTTTAGTCATCTTTACAAGTAATGGGAATTTAAAGTATGAAAACATACCTTATCTTAGCTCCCAAAATCCTGTTACTTGTGAGGAGATTTTTAACAAAACTATTAAATATGTTAATAATCCTAATTACAAAGAAGGTAATGGTGAGGTTTGGGTGTTAGTAAAATATAAAGATCAAAATGTAATTGCACATTGGTGTAAAGATACTGAAGGAAACTATGTCAGATAATGTTAAGTTTATAAGTGAGATAGAAAGATTATTAAAAGAAAAACAAGATGATTATGGAGAGTTTGACCATACATCTTATATTATGTCAGGTATTTTAGAAAAATATTTATCAGTACATAACAATTGTGAGGTCAAAGTACCTTTAAAATTGTTTGGTATTTTTATGATTTTTTTAAAACTTTGGAGAGTTATGCAATCAGAAAACTATAAAAAAGATAGCTTTGACGACATAAATGGCTATGCAGAACTGTTAAGGAGGTTAGTTTTAAATGAACAAGATAGAAAGAGGTAAAAGACCGATGACTCCTAAAATGATGAAGCTATTGCAATTCATTAAAAATTATAATAAAAAATACAAATATAGTCCAACTTTTTCAGAAATGGCGAAAGAGATGGGTTATAAAAGTAAAAACTCAGTTAGTGCTTTGGTGTTAAAACTAGAGCAAAGAGATGAATTAAAAAGAGATTACGCAGGATATAGCAGAAACATAATATTAAATGGTTAAAGTAATCAAAAAATCAAACTTAGAACTAACTGTAGATTTTGAAGAAATTTTTGATGGTGCTACTGTGGAAGAAGCTACAGAGAAAGCACATAATCAAAAAATGCCTAGTGAGTTTGCCAAAGCAAATATCACCGATAACAAACTTATTAGTGCAAATATTAAAATTATTGGTGAGGAGAATAATGAGCTTAAGAAATAGCAACATTAGATTGTACACTAAGCTAGATAATGCACACAAAAAGATTATGGGTGCAAAAGATAAAGGAAGACAATGTGTACATACTCTGCAAGACTTTAAGGAATATAATCAATTGTTCCGAAGAATCGTTGAAGCAGAGAATAAAGATGCTAGATTTTTATATACTTAATTGAGTATATAGGAAAAGTTGCATAAATACTTAGGGGATTCTATACTCTAAATTAAAGGAAGGAAACAAAATGAAACTATCAAATAAAGCTAAGAAAAACTTTGAGGAAGATAATCAATTCTATATTGATTTAGGTAAAAGATTAAGACAAGCAAGAAGAACTAAAGTTAATGAGTTTACTGGTAAAGAAACTATTGTTCCATTAACTAAAGTTGCTAAAGCACTTAAAAATACATATCAACAAATAGGAAAATATGAAAAAGGAGAGAACAGAATTCCTTTGGTCAACCTTGTAAAGATAAGTAAATTTTTAAAAAAACCATTAAGTTATTTCTTAGACGACTATAAAGAATTAGATGTAGTGTCAGAAGAATTTAATATTGCTTTTGAAAATGAAAAAAACAAAATCTTTGAGGCTAAGCAAAAAGAGGAAAGTCAATAATGTTTGTTCCGGTAGAGGAGAAACTTAAAAAATTTGTTCCAGAATTAAAAGACGAAGATGAGTTTAATCATTACAAAAGTATCATAAGAGATATGATTGCTAATGGTCATGCAGCTCACCAATCTATTCCTGGTTATGAAACTTGTAAACCTGAGATAGAGGCTTTTAGATGGTTTGATGGAATAAATATTCCTGTTCATGGTTACTGCGATCTTAAAGGAGATAAACTTATTATTGAGGATAAGTGTAAATTTCCTAGAAAAGGTATTGTCAAAAAAGATGGTACTAGGTCTTGGCTAACCAAGAAGCTACCGGAAACAAGTCCAGAGCCTTTTCATTTATTGCAAATAGATTTTTATTATTCAGTATTCAAAGTGCCAGTTTATCTTTGTTATATTAATGAGAAATCTTACAAAGTATTTCATGCAGGTAATTGTGAAGAACTTAAACCAGAGAATATAGAAAAAAGAATACCTAAGATAATTCAAAGATGTAAGATAAGACAGAACCTAGTAAGTCTTAGCAACGATCCTAAAGTAGTAAAAGATTATATTCAACCACAATTCGATCATTACTTTTGGAAAAGCGAAGATGGAAATTATCTTAAAGATGCTATGAATTTTTGGGAAAGTTAATTACCAATCAAAATTAGTTTTAGGCTTATGGTCATTCTCTCTGACGCAATCATAATGAGCATTTTGATATTGATACTTACCTCTTACTATTTTTCCAATTGGAATGAATGAATCTTCTGAGGTCATTTCTGATTTACAATATTTACAATTGCCAACAAAAACTATCTTCTCTTTACGAACCCAACTTTTTTTAGACACAGTTATTCCTTTACCCCTCCATCATACCCAGTTGACTAGCAACTACACCTAAAAACAATTATTTTTTCTTAGCAGTTTTTTTAGCTCTTTTTAAAGCCTTATCAGATACAGTACCTTTACCTGGTTTACTTTTACCAGATTTCTTTTTTTTATTCATATAATAGTAAAGTCCCTTTTTAACAACTCTACCATCTTTAGTTCTATGATAACCTTTTTTAACTTTTTTCATTATTTTTTCTTTTTCTTTTTTTTCTTTTTCATAGCTTTAAAGTCAGCACCAGTTATTTTATCTCTTGGTGGTGCAACTCTTGCTAGTTTCTTTTGCTTTGCAGAGTATTTAGAATAAGGCATTAGTATTTTTTACCTTTCATCTTTTTCTTTTTCTTCATCTTAGCTTTCTTAGCTGCTGCCTTACCTTTTTTAGTGTAAGGATATTTTTTTCCATTTACCATTGGCATAATTTATCTCCTATTGTTACCATTTTTTGCAAGACCAATATCTTGCAGAAAATACATCTTTAGCAGTTTCACATTTGTGTCTTGCTCTAAAACTTTTTCTTCTTGCAGGGATATTTTTTTTAATAGTCATATTTGCATCCCCAAATCTAATTATCTTTTCTTTGCCACCTTTACAAGCCTTGACTACAAACTTTTTGCCACCCTGAACTTGTCGTTTAGGTGAGTTGCATTTCATTTTAGACTTATCTATTGCCATGTCTTATAGCCTTCTTTATCTTTTGTTAGTGCTTGTCCTCTAGGATTTGGCGACCAAGATACATGAATCCATCCAGAGTTTATATCAGATTCATCATAGTATTCTAAAATTATTTGGTCATAAGGTAAGTTTTCAATAATATGTCTAAAGACTTTTTTATTATCTATACCAGGTATTTCAAAATCTGCGGCAGCTCCATTGTTAGCACAATGTTGTGAGGTAGGTTTAGAACCTATTAATTCACATAATTCAGGCGACCTAAATCCTGAGGTAATCTTAACTGGTAATTGAAAATCATCTCTTAAATTTTGAAGAATGGTCTTGCAAAGTTGTCTAAGGTTCTCTATTTGCTCTGCATTAGGCTCATTATCTATGTTATTTTTTAAAGCTGTTTGAGATTGTGTCATCTCTTTTAAGCTAAAGTTCTCAGTTAATTTCATTTTCATTTACTCCATTAAAATATTTATAATGATATTTGACTGCTCTGCAATCATGTTTTTTACGCATAGACTTTTGTTTATCTTTAAATTCTATGGCTTTTTTTTCAGACTCAAATATAACATTTGTAAACATACTATATTTATCATCTTCTCTTTTCCAAATTATACACCACATTAAGTTTTCTGTATTTCTTTACATAAAAATTTAATGTAAAATTTTTCTTCATTAACTCTTTGTTTGCCAAGAGATATTAATGTTTCACCGCTAATTTTGTACCCATCATAAGCACAATCATAATGAGATTGATAAAGTTGTTCTATACTTACCGGTTGCATACAGAAATTATTAAGTGATGAACACAAAGTAAGTATTAACACAAATTTCATTATGGGTGTTCTAACATCATTTTATTTGTTTCTTTTAATTCTTTAATAGTTTTGTTTGCTTCTTCTAAGTCCTGACTAAGATGTTCTAGTTTCTGCAAACATCTTTTGTTAGCACTATCTTTAGATTTACCAGCATCCTGCAACTCAGCAATCTCTTGTTTGAGTATTCGGATCTGTTCCTTATATTCGTTTAACAGTTCTAAATTGTCAGACATTATTTCTTTTTAAATAAATCCATACCTGGCTTCAAGCCATAAATTGATCCAAAAATTCCTAGCACTAGCCATTTATAGAACTCTGGAAAGTTATTAAAATATTCAAAAAATAAATCTAATTTTTCTTTTGCTTGTGGATCTCCACTAAATACAGACCAACTTAAAACAACAATTGGCAAAACTACAATTATCAAAACCAGCTCATCTTTCCATCCTTGATTCTGATTATTCATTACAGCTTTTTTATATTCGATCTGACCATCTGCCATACGCTGTGCATGGTTCATTTCTGCAACAGACTCTAATTCTTTTGCTTTTCTTCTATTAGCTGCAATAGACATACCAGTCTTAATCATTCCAGGAACTAATTTAGCTGCTATATTTAACCACATAATTTTCTCCTCTATTTGTTTGATATTATCTTTTTAATAGATTTACTTCCATCTATATTTTCTTCTAGTTCAGCTTGTACTTCTCCACACATAAATTGTTTATTTTCCATATTCATATTTCTTGTTGCTTCTCTTTTCATCTTTAAGCAAGTAGATAAACTATCTTGTATTCTATGTTCAACTAACTCACCATTAATAAATAAGCATAATACAAATACAAAACCTACCATTAGTGATCTCCATTTAATTTACCAATATTGGCTCTAACACTATCTTTTAATTTTTCTGTATCAATTCTAAGTCTTTCAACATCTTGCTGTAATCTATCAATATTAACTTTGTTATTCATCATGTCATCAACTCTAATTGTTAGTTTTTCTAAACCCTCTGCAATATGTTCAAGAAGCATGAATTGCTCTTGGTCGATTGGCTTTTGAACAGAAGCCTCTAATAAATCTTGTTCAAATAATTGATTTTTAGTCTCAAGCTGATTGAGTCTTTCAATAACTCCAAAGCTAAACCATGCACCTATAACTATAGCACTAATTAAACCTATTAGATTTCTAAGTGGTAATCCTATGTTTGTATCTTCACTAATTTTCATAATGGCTTCATACAAAGTGCTAAAAACACAAAGCCTAAAATCAACATACCTGTAAAGTAATAGTTCATGCTTATCCTCATAAATTATTTAGCTATTTTGCCTTTGTTAATACCTTTTTTAATTACATAGTCCTGAGTACCATTAGCACCATGTTCTACTTCTTTTTTAAGATTCTTAAATATATTCATCTCTTTTAATTTCTTTTCTGCAAGTTTCTTAAACGATTCTAATACTTTGGTATCTCTCATTTGCTACCACCAATATATCCACCTATAACACCTATCAATCCTGTTACTGACATTTTCATAAGTGTAATTACAGATTCATCTACAGGTCTATTTTCTTCTAATGCTACCCAATAATCTCCAATGATAATGACACCAAGAAGTATTAAGACACCACTTGTTATTAATAAAATCACAATATCTTTAAAATTTTTAATCATTTCTTTTTTTTCTTTTTAAGTCTTGGATCGTCAGATATAAACTTATCAAATAGATAACCAAAAAATCTATCTATCATTCCGAACAATCTATAAATAATATTATCAATCATAATCTACCATCATCAACTTTATGCCTAACTTCTTTTGTTGTTTTGTAGGACTTCTGTGAATTTTATATGAGCCTTTAGGCTTATCTTTTAGTTTTTTACCTCTAAATTTTTTATAGTAGGTAATTGTTTTTATATCTATGAGTTGTATTTTACCATTTTTATCAACGATAACAATATCAAAAGGACAAGCAGGATCACAACTTTTGGCGACATAATAACCTTCTCTTGTCAGCTTTGCGATAGCTTCGTATTCGCCTACAGTTCCTTTGATTGATGTTTTCTTTTGTCTGTCAGAGATTATCTTATTAGAGTCAACACTAGATTTACTAGACTTGTTATGCTTAGTGCTGCTACGAACCATAATATTTTATATATATTGTTTATCCTTAAATCTATATGATGTAGGTGGTTATCCTTTATAGTGTCTATCTTGTGGTGAATCAAGCTCAATTC